CACGGTCCACACTGACAAACCAGTTGTGGTCTGCTCTACCGAACAGGACTTCTGCCTGCATCGGCGGAAACGAGAGAATGCCCGCTTTAGCAATGCGAATAAGCTCAGCACAGGCACGGTCAGGATCAACGGTATGTTCGATTCCGTGATAACATCGTACATACGAGAACTCCTTATCCTTGAAACAACTCATGTCTTCAAGAGCACATTTGACGTATTTACCGTCAAAATCCGAAGCAGGATCAATGATGTCACTGTACATATCGTATCCCGGCGCCCTTCTCTTTAATGTGCCACCGCAAGCAGCATCCAACCTAAAAATTTCCGTTGACATTACTTTCCTTTCCTTTAAACGTTTGAAACTCTGTTACTGAGACTCATTGTGTAGTTGAAGCGTGCATCTTCCCATAAATTAAAGGAGTTTCTCCTGGACCTGTTTCTTTCGTTCCTGTCCAGCGCACGGGTCTTGCGTTCAAGCGGGATCAGTTCTCTGTCGATGCCGTCGAGCAACTTGGGCTGGGCCCCAGACAGGGGCATGACCAACTTGCGGGCCAGTTTAAGAATCAATACTTCAGCGAACAGGGGATCGAACTTGCCGGGATCTGTTATGCGTTGGCTGTAACGGAGATTGACAGCGGCTTGATTGGTGAGCCATCGCAGTTCACCGTCGGCATTTGCTTCTATCGCTGCACTGTAGACAGACAGTGTGTTAGGCCCGGCCGATTCGTCGTACACTGTTCGTGCCCTCAGATAGTCTGACGGGACGATGAACTGATTATCGAACTCAAAGACAGGGCCAGTTGTATCCTGGCTGAGAATGACGCGAGTACCATTGAACACCCAGGCGTGGGAACGCTGAAGGGCGTCTCGGGTCTGGACGTAGTGAAGGCGGCACTGGATGGCCTCTTCAATCTCATCTGAGGTGTCATCAAAGCTATTGATCCTGTTGGCACCTATTCTGCCAAGCGACATGTTGCAAAGGCTGGTTTCACTAAGCGCCATAATAACACCTTAGATAGAAGGCCGGGGGCCTCGCTGGACCCCCGACATGGTTAACGGTTGACAGGCCTCTAGTTAAGCTGGAGGTCAAGGATACAGGGCTCGCCGGCGGTTGCGATTGTCTGGGCAATTCCCCAGGTCGCGTCCGTGTCGGCACCCACCGGACCACAGGCACCAGCAACGTTGGGCGTTGCGGGATAACCAGCAGGCTCACCGAGGACGACGGTTTCACCCGTGTCCACATAACAAGGGGCATAGCCCTTTGTCTGAGCCCAGTAGTAGTACGTTGCAGTCACATTGTCCAAGGTGATCCCGGCAGGCACTCCAGAGGCAGTTGTCGGTAATACAACGATATTTGCAAATCGATTGTACACCAACGTGATCTCTGAAGTTGCCGACAGGTTATTCCTTAGAACGGTACGAAGTTGCAAATCAAGCAACACATCCGAAGACCGGATCTTGTTGGCATCGATCATGTAAACATCACCCATGCCTGTTGACTTGTTCACAACCATCACGCCATCGACTAAGGAATTATCGACCAGGGAACTGCCTGTCGTGATATCGACAGTGATCTCTCTTTGTCCTGCATCGATGGCAGCACCACTCGTGGTTTGCAGCTCATCGACAAGATTGGAGAGATTAGCAGAGGCCTGGCCCATATACCCTTTGACAAGGTTGACAGCTCCGGCTCTTGCATAACGGAACTCACGACCGTCGTTGTAGACAAGTCGAGTCCCGAGACCATAGTTTTGTGAGGCACTCTCAGAGTAGATGTCCTGAATAGGCTGATTGACATCTCCAAAGAGAATACCCGGACGTCTCACATTGATACCTGTGAGTTTTAGGGGTGTTTCACTCATCGTGAAATCTCCTTAATTAATGTCAATCAGTGTTCTTATTCAGGCACTCGTGTACTTGAGCACCCTCAAAACGTACTGCACCACAACTCATGTAGCTGTAGACTTGCGTTGCATTTTTGAGGTCTGCACGCTTGTCTACTTCAGTTGTAATGTTCTTGGCCTTACCGAGAATGATACCTTCCTCAGACCAAGCAAAGGTCCGAGTACAGGTCGCGTCGGTTGTGTCCGCAGCGAGACGGTTTGTCCAGAAAAAGTCAAACCCCATATACGTCTCAACGCCGCCGTTCTGTAGGACCTTAACAGTGTTAAAGTCGATGCTGTTAACGACAGTGAGAGCCAGCATATCGGATATGTCTTTCGGACTGACCGCCCAGTGTTTCCTGAGATCAGGATCGACGTCTTCATTGTTGAAGAGTCTCGACATAAGAAGCATCTTGGCCAGGGTCATGTCCACTTCGGTTTGAGGTGTGGCAAGAGTCCCCAGGGAAGTCACAGTGCCATCGCCGTTGATACTGACTGAGTCATCTTCGAATAAGACCGTACTGTCGCGCTCCTCGCCCGCCGTAGCGGTGCCAGTTGCAGCAGCAACGATCTTATCATCGATTTTCCGACCAAGCTCCGCAGATTGATGCTTTGCATACTTGTTCGTCGGATCAATCAGAATCTTCCACGTATCCGCTTTGTCAAGCAGAGTACCGGAGTCGGTGTCACTCATCGTGACCCAACGTCTGGAATGGGGCTGTTCGTTCAGGGGAGTTTTGCCGTGACGCGTGGGCATCTCCTGGCTTTCAGCTTCACCGAGTCGCTCGTAAGATTTCGCCTTCGCGCCGATAATGACATCATTCATGACGCGGGACATAAACTTACTTTTCTTCTGTTGAGCAAGGCTGTGAATGTTAGCACTGTACTGTAAGGTACGTGCTACAGGAATAGTACTATTAGCCATGATAGTCTCCTAAACTAAACAAAATCGTTCAGTGGAGACTACCCTCGCGTGAGGATCTTCACTTGCATTTCACGTCTGTTAGACGTCCGACCTTGTAGCCTTCGCCATCTCTGACAGCAATGGTCCCGGCCTTTCGGCTACCGGCTACCCCTGTTCAGGGGCGATGATGTCATACAATTCAGTTTGTTTCTCCAAATACCTACGATGCTTCGCAGGGTTGGTTCTCTGCATTTCGCCGGACTGAAAGTCAATCCAATCAGGAGAAGACTCCAGCTCATCCAGTTCTCGCTGAGCTTCCTTGGGTGCTGTTTGAGTCAGTTGAGCGTTCAGCATTTCAGCTTCAACCAGGCTCTTGCCGACCTCAGACGCCCATTCGATGAACAGGGGATCGCGGCCGTACTTCTTGATCATGTGAGCCTTGCGCTCATCGTCGTCTTTGTTGGTCTCGTGCAGAAGCCTATCGGCAATGTGGACACGCTCTTCATAGGCTCCCCCCAACTTGTCTTTGAGAGCTTGTGCCGCCTCTTCGGTTTCTCTGACCAGGCCTGCATCTTTGTCCTTCTCTCCCTGTGCGCCACCGTCATGCAAACGGGCCAGAATCTGCTTGGCTTGCCATTGGCTCGCCCCGATACTGAAAAGGAACTCTCGCGTCTCTTTGACAACATTGTCGTCCAGCTTGAAACCTTCCTCGGGCGCCTTGTACGCATAGTCAGCCGCCGCCCCAGGTTTGCCGCCTGCAGTATAGAATGCGTCCCAATCGGCCTGGCTGGCCCCGTCGCCTGGGATGACCACTTTGTTCTTGCCGACGTTCTTCTGGGCATGAACAAGCTGTTTCATGGCGCCAGCGAAGTCACCAACAAGATCCAGGCAGGGCTCGCCCCGAATATCCTCGTCAAGGGAGTCCTTCCAGTTCTCGGCAAAGGCACCGTCGTGGGATACCAGGGCGACAGGTGTGCCGCCGCCGCCGCCGTCTCCATCCCCATCACCTTCAAACATGGCAAAGGGAGATACACGCCAGAACGGGCTTAATGGGTTGTTGCGTTTCATGTCGTACTCTCCTTCTTGTCTCGTACTGGGTTGCTGCCCCTCTTGTGTTCACCACACCAGTCATTGTCAAAAACGACGGGATAGCCTTTCATTGTTGGGGACGACCTTCGACAGCGGCCCTCACCCGCCCCTGCGGAGTGTTCAATCTTCGGCACATAGAACATGCAACTGTTACATCCGAAATTTGTCTTCCTGTCCCATTGATCCATCTTACTTTCCTTTCACTGCAAATTGCTGCCTCTTTTTTTCGTCGAACGGATCGACTTTCATTTTCTTATAGATATGCTTCAGGACGTCACAGCGGCCACTCTCAACCAACATGTACTCAACATCGACGCCGGCCTTGATGGCCATGGGTTCCTTTAACAGGGGGGCCCACTTGCAGAGATCTTCTAACACACGCCGGCCGCGTGGCGTACTGAACAGCAGGAAGTAATCATCCTTTTCCAACTTCACCGTTTCACCGTAGGTCTAAACTGTTTCGGCAAGGAAGCCACACGTGCACTGCGTTCAGGCAACTTTATATCAGCGTCCCAGCCATCTTCTAAAACCGGCAAGTCGTTGGCCTTGCAAAACAGGGCCAATTGATTCCGTAAGTGGGGCCCATGATGCCCACCGCCCACGAACTCCTTAAACGGGTCCTCAGACATCCAGTCCCAGAAAGCATATAAGGCCGCTGTTGGGCTCATACTGCCCCCTGTAATTGCTCGGCAGCACTACCGGGTTCTGGGGCCTTGGTGGTCTGTCCGTACCCTTGGGCTAGGGTCTGAGCTGCCGCCAGGGCCTGCTGCTGCTCCTGGGCCGCTTGACGTGCCTGCCTCATCTGATCGCGATCAGCAATCGGCCTAACATGGCTCTCTTTGACTCCCATGGACCGGCCAACGTCTCTACTGGCCTGATCGAAGTCTATATTGTCAACAGTACCCGGCTGGACCTCTTCCATGCGTGTGACCATATCCAACCACAGGTCAAAGGCCTCTACCTGCTGATCCTGCAAGGCCAGGGCCAGGGGCCCGGTGTACTTGATCTTGACTCTACGTAATTGGGGAGGTGGCTGCCTGACTACGCCGTTCCGGATCAGGAGTTTCACGACTCGCTGGATATCTGGATTAAGCAGCTCTGTAAACACCCGGCCAATGGGCTGGCTGAGTTTCTTGAACCCCTCCTTAAGCCTGGCAAAGATCTCGACCGTGGTACGCCGATCCCCAGTCAGAGAGGATATTTGCTCCAAGGCGTTCTTCAGGAACGCTTCCTTGACGATATCACGTTGGGCCTCCAGGGCGTCCTTACTGACTGGGTAAGCCCCTCGGGCGCCCAGGTCAACGGCAGTGATGGTCTGTCGCTCGACGACGTGGTGCAGGGCTGCAGGCATCATCATAACGCTTCCGTCATACGACTCCAGGATCTCAAGTGGAGGCCGCACCCACATATTGCCCGAGTCTGCGTGGTCGAGTTCCATCTGATTAAGCTTCAGCACCTGGGGCAAGATCTCCGTGCCTTGGCCACGGCCGTAAAGCTCACCTGGGCTTTTCCACCAGCGAGGCGTAGAGAACGGAAACTCCGGGAAACCGCTCTCTTCCAGGATGTTCCTGTCTAACTCTCCTATATACAGCGACTGGACCGGCATATTGAGATTGCTGATACTCCGGACATCCCGGTCCGTGCGTGGCCGAACGATCTGGATAATGTCGAAAAGGTCATTCGACTCCCGGCCCAGGGCTTCATCTTCCAGGGCCTTCCGTACCTGGGGGCCGATCTTATTTCCGAATTGCTGATGTAATTGCCGGGCCGTGCGTTTGACAGTCAGAATGAGCGTGTCAATAATCCCGTCCTCGTCCTGCCGTAACTGGTATGATCCGATGGGGTAAGATCGGTGAGTCAGGCCCCGCTTGACTGACCACTTGGGGAACAGGCAGGCATTGCCAAAGACTAAATGAGACTGAAGTGAGCCGTCGAATTCTTCTTTGAAGTTAGAATCAAACAAAATCGAATGGGTGTCCTCGCTCAATTCGCCCATATACTCTTCTATTTCGCCGTCGTCGCGATTATCCCGGTCATCACCCTGGAGTTCAAAGAACGTGCTATCAGGCGGGATGATCTGTGCCGACAGTCCGGACGCCATATTCCGGGCCTCGGTCCTGGCAGTCACATCGGATAGATGAACCCCCAGCCGCTCGCCTGGAGTACGCACGCTGGTAATCCGGCCGAACATAGGTAGGATCCAGTCAGCCGTATCCTGCCACAGACTCCGAAAGTTGAACTGCTCGGCAAGCGAGTCATCCCGCAAGCGGATCACATGCTCAGCCGTTTTGGTTTCGCTTATACTTGCCATGGGCTATCCTAACACCGATTTCTTTGCTGAAGGGGGCGTCAGATCCCCGGTTACGATTGTATTTCTCCGGCCTGACAGTCTGGCCTTGGCCCTGCGTCTCAGTTCGTCTCGGGCCCCGGCGCCTACCTCGGGCGTGGCCTCTTTGACGCCCTGGCCAGCGAAGAACTTGCGCTGCTTGCTGGCCTGCTTACTAGCGGATTTGCGCTGCTCTTCAGATACCGCAGCGCCAGCCGCCGCAGTTCCCGCTGCTATTGCTATAAGGGTGCTTGCTGTAACCGCCGCCATATTACACCTCAATCACATAAACTGATTCAAATTTCCTGTACCCATCCAACTTGAGAATCTTGGCTGCATCGTTGTACATCCGTCCAGCAAGCATCGACACGCACGGCATAAAATGAGAACAACCGTTTGCTGCAGCCCACTTCTTTGCCTCACGTAGTAGTCTCAATCCGTGGCCGGCGAACTCCGGCATCACATACCAGTACAGGCCCAAGGCAAACTGTTGCTCACCAAAGAAACTCGGTGCCCGGAATATTGCATACACCCCTACAGCAATCGGGCCATGCCAAGAGATGATCAGTTCCGTCCAGTCGTGTTTTGCCGCATCAGCTAACTTGGCCATGATCACATCGACGTCAACCTTAACGCCATATTCCTGGGTTGCCTGTTCGCCAAGCCAACTCTCAGCCAGGGTCCGCAACACTTCTACGTCGTATTTCAGGTACTCAATTCTCATATTCACCAACTTGATGCAACTCACCTATCAGGTCCTTTAGGATTTCGCTGAACCTATAAATACTGACAGTCAACTTTTCAAAATCAACTTTCAACCCACACACGGGCGGTTGCACCTCATAAGTTGCCCCATCTTTATGGCTATTTCCAGTCGCACTAGTCGAGGTCTTACTGACCTCTGCTTTATGAAGATACATACACTCTGGGACACAAGTGCCTTGCACATGAGGGCAATAAGTCCCTCTTTGCATTTTGTCCAACATTGCAGCATAAATATCAGCCTCTTGTTTTGATTCAGTTTCCTGCACACCCCAACAGTTTGTTATGTTCATTGTCATCTTTACTTTCCTTTCGAGTCCAATATCCAGACTCTCTAAACGCGTGGAAGGCGGCTACTCTCCGCCCACTGTCCACCCGGATACGGGGGATCGTGTTACCGTTCTTATCGCAGACGCCGCGTCTGTGGCCGTCGACAATGGCCGACTTGATCTGCTGCTCGTGCGCTTCCTGTTTCTTCGTGTTACCCATCAACTGGCCCTCCGAGTCTGGGCAAACTGCTGCCTAGGCCTCTGGTGCCGGCTATCACTCCTGGCTTGGCCGATCCGGTTCCCTTGGCAGGCCAAGAGGAAGTAGTTCGTCGCATGACGGTAATCATCCGCACTAAGTTTCCGATACCGATAGACACTCTGCCGGGTCCGCTTATTGACTTCAAGCACCTTGGCCGTAGCACACATCTGTTTCGCATACTCCAGTACCTCGGGGCATTGCTTGGGTATCATCAACTGGCCCTTGGTCGTAACCACGCGGTGTGTGAAGTCCATGACCTCCGTGCGGTTCACCTTACACATCCCCGTATTGTCGCTGAACGCGGACCCTAGGGGAGTAGACTCCGAATACTCGCACAAGAAAGTCTTGCAGCCGACCTTTTTCAGCTTCTTCTGACACTCACGGGCAGAGTCCTCATACGGCCGAATATCGATAACCGCACTCTTCACGTTGAACCGACGGGCAATGTCTACAACCCCGTCCCAATTCGTATCGGCGTAAGGCCTGACCCGAAAAATGCTGTAACTGTCCCGGCCGGTACGAGCCCCGATGACGATCCGCTTGGGCTTCTGGCAGTCGATCCCCATGGCACAGGGTCCCCGGTGGGAGTTCATCTGGCCGAAATCACTACACAGGCCGAGAACGTCCTGCTTTGTTAAACGATCCTCAGCAGCCACGTAAGGCAGCCCCAGCCGTAAACGAATGATATCGGCCAGGTTGTCTTCAGGAGGATTGGTAAACTCTTCCAGGATCTCCCCAGGATCGTTCTGATACGAACTCAATTGACTCCAGCGGTATCCGTGCATATGGGCGGACTTCTCGGGATAGGCAGCCACCCACTCTCCAGGAGAAGGCGGAACTTCCTGCCCACATTTCTTGCACGCGATATAGCCAGTCCCATTATCTCGATACTTAACGCACCCAGGAAACTCCAGCTCCGCGCAAGTAAATTCAGAACACGCCCCACACTTCCTAAACCAATGTCTCTGGTCGGATCGGCTAAATACCTCCGCAATTCCGAAATCAGGCAACGTAGGATTTGAGATGTAAACCTCTTCTTTAACATCCGAGTCCCCCATCCTCTGCTTGGCCTTGGCAATAGCGTCCGCGTCCATCAGGTCCATTTCGTCGTAGACAACCCGGTCAACCGAGATACCCCTCAAACTCGCGGCCTCACGCGCGTCAAAGTCCAAGGTCTTGGGCAATGTACCGCCACGGAGATAAAGGAATGAATCGCGGATCCGCTTCAATTGGGCACTATTAGTGCTCTGCACATACTTGCCAATCGCACTCGGATTCGCTGCAATCAAAGGACCGAACCGGGCCTGAGAGAAATCCTTGATGTCATTCGCCGTCGGAAACAGATAAAGAACCCCACGCGGATAGATACGGTGAATTTGGCCGTGGAGGCTCTTATTGACTTCCGTCTCGGTAAAGCCACCCTGAGTCGCCTTCATATAGCACACGCGACGTACACGCGTCTGCATCGGCTCCAGGAGATATTGACGCCTATCGAAAGACCAAGTCCCCTTCTGAAGGCGGATCTTGTTCAGGTCCGCCCAGAATGCGGGGCAAGTTGCTGCTATTTGGTCCGGTGTCAGCTCCATCTATTACCCCGGTGAAGTCGTAGTTGAACTCGTGCTCGTCGTACTGGCAGTACTCGCTGTACTGGATGTAGAAGACGTGGTAGACGCTGTACTCGCTGTAGAGGCCGTAGAACTCGTACTGGATGTCGTACTGGCTGTCGAGGCAGTACTCGCCGTACTTGACGTGGACGAAGTCGTGCTCGCAGTAGAGGCAGTCGAGGACGTACTCGAAGACGTCGAACTCGTCGTAGAACTCGTCGTCGTCGTGCTCGCAACAACACCAGGCCAGACAACCGTCTGAGTAGAAATGTCAATGGGCTCGTACTCAACCCACAACTCACCAACACCCGCAATCAAAGTCGTCGCCGACAACGTAATGTCGATACTCCCATCCGGAAGGAAGATGTGCTTGTTCGTCTTCGCATCACCACTGAAATTAGCCATCAAAGCGTTGCTCTCAACCTTGACAATCGCAGTCCCGTCCAACTCAGACCAGAACAGATCCCCAATCGTTGAACCCGCAATGTCAACAGCACTGCCGATAGCCGCGACCGCAACCCCGTCAGCACCCCGGTAACGCCAAGCCATGTTACACGTAGTATTAGTCACCGCAGACGTAATCCGCATGAACATCCCAGTCAAATAAATCGGACCACCCGAAATAGTCAGAACATTAGAGATCGCACCGTTGTGCAAAAGCAAACCAGAACGATGAATAACGTTCCGAACATTCGGATACGAAATGTGCGAGTGACGCTGGATGTCAATATACGTGTTCTTAACCATCTTTAGGCTCCTTTATGAATTCTTCCGGGCCTCACCAATATTACTGTACAAAAGTGAATCAACAGCAACAGAAGTAACCTCACCTTCAGGTAAAACACCCAACTCCTTAACCGTCCGCTCAACACCAGCCTTATGGGCCTGATACTTCCCCTCCGCCTGCTTAGCCTTACGACCCTTCCAAGCTCCCCAAGCACCAGCTAAACCGGCCAAAGATGCTAAAGCAGCCTCCAAGGGAATAGCGTAAGGATTCACAGCACCAGAAGCTGCATTCCCAGCACGTACCAACTCAAGAACCTGCTCAAGCTGACTCTCAGTCTCTACCCGGGCAGAAGATACTGCATCCGAAATCTCAGAGACACTACCAGCACCACGCTGGACCTCCTGAACGTCACAACCACTAAAAAATACCAAAATTAGAAAAAGCAGAAATACAAATCGCATAATACTCTCCTTTAATCTGAGCACGAACTATAACGGAAAATGACATCTAATCACCTTGGAAATGAATTGCATAATGCCGAATAAAACGGGATATAACCGCCTTGACGGTCATAATCAGTAATGTCGATCAGACCACTCGCCTCATGATAATCCACCGGGTAATAGCATTCCGAATAAGCCAAGCCACAACGGCCACACCAACCGTGAGAAGCATTCTCATTCAGACGGTGACCAAACAACCGGCAAAATAATGCCTTCAGATTCCCGCGGATGCCTAAAATAC